GCTCTCCCTATCCACACAAAACATCTCCAACCCGGTCATCTTTGCCTTAGACTCAACCACCTTTAACTTAGCGTTTTCAAAGTGCTGGTTCATTTTCCTTTGACATTCTTCCTTGTAGTCATCATGAATCTTCTTCTCAAAGGCGGGAAGCTTTTGGATTGTTTTGAGTGAAAGTTCATCGTAGTAGAGGAACGCGTCGTTGGAAGCTCGGATAATCTCCTCCTCGGTTCCAATTTCCAACACAATTGTCCGAAGACCGTATTCCGTTAGATTTTTCCAGGTCCAGAAGTTAAACCCAGTGACGATGGGACCACATCCAATGAGTTCTCCAGCCTCACCACCGGAAGCCCAACCAGCGTTCTTTTCACACCACAGCTTGATAGCCTGAGTCTTCCGAAACACAGTCATACGCTTGATGGGAGTCCAAGTACGCCTCGCTTCCTTTTCGCACTTCATGAGAACCTTGTACTCCTCGTGCATCTTCTTCACATGATCCAGAAGCTTGTCTCTGAGAAGTGCAATATCAGAGAGACGTGTTCGATCGAGATTCGGGGCGAAGTCACTGTCCGAGTCATCATCACTGTCAAGGACAGAATCGTCATCACTGTAGTAGAAGGTGTCATCGTGGATGCTCTTGTTGCCATTCATGTGTTCATGAACGCGTTTCATTTGGTCAGCCATCTTCAGATACATTCCGTCAGGGATCTGACTGGATATTTCGTCGATGCATGCCATGAGGTTACGTAAGTCTTCCATGTTGGTTGTTTTTTATTGAAAAATATAAATTCTAGGCTTCACTTAGGTATGGAACATCTAAGAAACATCATGGAGATAATGGATGATGATAAAATGTTCCCCACGAAAACAGAATGGGCATATGTGGAGATATCAAACGAACTCAAACATTTACACTTGAAATTAAAAGAACTAACAGGTCCCTCGGCACCACAACCCCGTCGTCGTCGTCCACCAACTCCGTGGAGAGACCTCAATAGTTTACGTGTCAGACCTAGACGCTAGAATCAACACTCGATGTATCTGAAATTTGTTCATAAATCTTCTTATTTTTGTACACAAATGTCCCAATTGATGTCAGTATCAGTGTGGTATACAAAAATGCAATGTGGTGCATAACGGGGTATATGTCATATGAGATGTAAAACAAACGAAATTCATCCAAATTATAAAAATTTATTCCTTGTATGGTAATACCCAATAATATACCATGTATATACTCATTCATCTTAGAGCTCCAATCTGTCACGAAATAAGACAAGAAAGTGCATAAAAGTGAATGGTGTATATGAAACGTTATTTCACGAGTCCTCGTCCAAAATGAAACCAATATGAATATATACATTAAACCATACATCAACAAATAATCACGAGAAACATTTTTAAATACCAAATTTCGGATAATAACATAACATATTACTATTCCAATTGAAAGAAGTATGCAAATATCTGTATTGTTGTAGGATGCATCAGAATCAATTGAAAAATTGAATTCATTAATCTTTTGTGCGTAAGAAAATAATACAACTGAGACATGTACCACAATCCAATATGGGTAGTTTATAAACCGTTTCATAACATCTCCGTAAAGAGTGTGTATTATCACAAGTAAAATAGGTAAACCATATGTAAAAGATGAGAGTGTAGATACATTCCATTTATTGGCACACACTTCTTCCGATAAACCGACTTTACCACAAGTAGGAAATTCGTTATTATTTATCCTTTTCATACACCAGCCATATTCCCATACACGTTCATTAAATGACAGGGTTTTTATGAGTTCACATAACACATAGACACTCGAGACAAAAAGAAAGTTAATCATTTAAACATGAAAATACATATAACAAAAAACTACTTAGGTGTCTACATCCATCATTAGTCTATATCCATCATAGAAACTTCAGCAACTGTGGTACCATCCTCTACATGTTGATGCATTCCCTGTGTTGGTGGAGGATAATACGCACCCGGTTCAACTGGGTCAGACCATTCCTCGTGCAATTCTTGTAGAAACTGGTTGAGACCGGGGTACATAATTTCTTCATTAAGCTCTCTCCATTGTTGACGAATTTGTTCCTGTTCTCGCTGAGCAACAGTATCAGGATCGGATAGTAATGAATCATCAATCCATTCGGGTGGCTGCCCATCAGTCACAGGTAATGTGGGTCGAAACACAGGAGCTTGATTACTAAACAAAATTGGTTGATTTTGGTCGAGAAGAAATGAAGGTGGTTTCACTTGTCGTCGCAGTTCGTGTATAGTGTCACACAACTCTAGATAGTCCCCCTCGGGGATATTATCCGAGTTCTTGTCAACAAGCGCCATTATTTTATGGAAAAGGTCCATGTTTTACTTGATTATCCCATCATCATTACATCACTTAGGTTGTTAAAAGACTTGGAACTTTTTTTTGTAATATTTTCAATTTGTTCAAATTCATGAAACAAATCCCGAATGTCATCACCAAGATATAAGGCTTGTCTTACCTTTTCGGTGAAAACCACCAATTTTTTGAAGATTGATTCATTTTTTGTTGTCTCTACGAAGGATAGTAACCTTTTACACTTCGTAAGGAGAATATTTAAATCAGTTTCTCTTTCTCTCTTTTGATTTCTTTCAGTTTCAATTTGAATGTATCGCTTTTCACCACAATCATTAACCGTCTCGATTATATCCTGATTTAAAATTCGATCACTCAAAGATCTTTCTTTTGGAACAGGTTTCGGGGTAATGAGATCGACGACCGATTGTAGGAAACCGAACGGCATTTTTGGGGTGCAGGTGGTGGTTCAATTGGTGAGGTACAGTAAAGAACTTCTTCCCAGATCTTTCGTTGAACGTCTGGGCAAAGTGGTTCAGTAGCTCGGAGAAAAGCAACTCTCAATTCGTCAGTGGCCAATCCAGGGATACCAAGTGGTACACTTGAATGAACAAAGAGTTCGCCAATTGGAATAGTGTAATCAGTCATTGTTAATTTTTTAGATATTTTAGTCCGACTTAGGTGTCTCATCACATTCGTCGTCACTTGGGTAGAGACAACCGTTCTTCCAATCATCGCGATCATAGGCTATCTTCTGAAGTTCAATATCAAGCCATACGCGATAAGGTGCATCCCAAACGGCACTCTTGACCCATTTAAGAACATTAGTAGTGTACTCTGGACCCATGGAAATAATAGTCCTGCAGATAGAATGAAACCAGTTGGGTGAGATCATTATTTATTAACTTTAGTAGCCATTTTTTTATACTCGTTAAAAACACGAATATTGTCTATAAGCGTCACCACAGTGAGAGTACTCGTAAACACGATCGCCTTTGTTGCCATAGAAATTGGCATAATATAATATCTATTGATATTAGAAATGTCACTTGACGACGTACCCAAAAAGGTTCAGTACATCGTGTTAGATTCTGAATTTGTGAATGGTACGAACAATACATTCGCACTCGATCTCACTTTAGAGTCTAATACACACGTCGAGGATATGAGTAGGGTACTGGGTATTAAAATTGCCGATTTCTATATTACACAAATAGGAGATAGCGGTGCAAGTGGAAGTACAAATATAGCAAAATATGTTGATATCATATGCCCAGAAGTTCCCAAAGTAGCACAAATTCTTGATGAAAGACAGGGGCAAATACTTGCTAGAGTACCCCTCGAAAGACATTTTTCTGGAAGTAATAATGCAATTTTACGTGATAAACAATGGCGTCGATTTAATCAACAAACGAATTACTTTAATCCAATATCAATTAAGAAATTGAATTTTACAATTAATGAACAACAAGATGATGGTGACTATGTAACTCTTCAACCAGATGCTAAATGGTATATGATTCTTGAGATTACCACAGTGAATGTAAAAGAAAAACCAAAAGATAGAGAGCTTCAAATCCTGAGAGCACTGGAAAAGTTATTACAAAAAATCGACAGACTTAATCAGAATGTTGAAAGACTTCCTGATAAACCCCCAGACGAAAACCCTAAAAAGTATTCATTTGGTCTTTTAGTCGCCGTTTTGGTTTCAATATTAGGTGGATTTATATGGTGGGTGAATAAAACTTCTGCGTAAAAAGTATGGGAGGTAAAAGAGGTCGCAACAATTTAAAATTTTCACTTTCATCTTCGTACGACGAAAACGACTATTATTTCGAAGGGGAGATGGACGGAATTGATTCGATTCCACAACCAACTGTAACACCAAAAAGTGAAAATCAAAAGAATTACAATAGAGCTTTGTACAGTAGTAGTAAACAAATGGTATTTGCGATAGGTCCAGCGGGAACGGGTAAAACTATGTTAGCGTGTTACGCCGCCGTATCTGGATATAACGACAAAACCTTTAAAAAAATAGTTCTAACCCGACCAGTTGTTTCTGTTGAAGAAGATATAGGCTATCTCCCCGGAACTCTAGAAGAGAAGATGGACCCATGGACCAGACCCATCATGGATGTTTTTAGTGAATTCTATAGTCAAAGTGATATTCAATATATGATTAAGGAAAAAATCATAGAGATATGTCCTTTAGCGTATATGAGAGGGAGAACATTCAAAAACGCATTTGTAATTGCCGATGAAATGCAAAATAGTACACCAAATCAAATGAAAATGTTACTTACACGTGTAGGTGAAGGTTGTAAAATGATAATCACGGGTGACCCTAAACAACACGACAGGAAATATGAAGATAATGGTCTTAAGGATATTTATACTCGCCTAAATGGAAAGTATAATAAACGTATTGAATGTATAACATTTGACTTTGCAGACATAGAACGAAGTCTCATCGTACGGGATATTCTCGAAATTTATGGTGACAAGTAATACTAATACACAGTTGATAACCGAACCTCATTTCTTCTAATCACCCGCATCTGCTTCACTCTGATCCTCGAAAGCCTCATCTCCGTATAGTTCTTCCAAAGTATGAAGAATACTTCGTGAGTCAGAAAGAGCCGCTTGATTCGCACGAAGACTCCATTGTGCAATCATTTTCATTTTATGGTGTGCCTTCTTGTACATATCAACTTTATTTTCCAACTTCTTGATTTTCATCGTGTCCTCATTCACTTTGGGACTATTCACCGCGTAAACCCTCCTTCTAACTCGATTAGGGTGTTGGCGCCAGTGTTTTGGTCCATCTTCGTTTGGTGCCGTGTTATAAATACGTGTGGGTGCAATCATGTATTTATAATAGGGGTTCTAACTTTAATTAACTTGTATATTTAGGCATCAGTCTTCTTCGCAGCGGGTTTCGCGGCGGGCTTCTTGGCGGGAGTCTTGGCAGCAGGGGCCTTAGCGACAGGAGCCTTGGCGGCAGGGGCGACAGAGGCGGCTGGTCCCTGAGGACCTGGAGGACCGGGAGGACCATGGGGGCCGGTGGGACCGGCGGGACCGGCGGGACCCTGAGAACCCGCACCACTACCACCCTGGTCAATAATCTTGAGGAGTAGGTCATAGAGACGAGTTTTGTCGAGGCGGGTACGCTGCAGTTCATCTTCAATTTCCTTGCGGAGGGACATGTTATTATATATAAAAGAAAGATTATCTTTATACCAAATGATCATTATCGGACCTCATATGAAAACGGGTATAGGACAGCACGCTCTGAAATATGTTAAACTCTTCTTACCTGATGGTCACTACTCCGAGATAGGTAAACAACTCCCAGAGACTGATAATGGCCTGATATTTGTAATCCCAACGCGGGATCAAATTGAATACATCAAGTATGCAAAAACTAGAGTAAAAAATCTAGCGTGTATGACTGTATGTGAAACAGAAACTGTTCATGAAGATTATGGACTTATAATGAAGGAATTTAAACGTGTGGCAGTTCCGAGCGAATTTTGTAAGAATGTTTTATCGAAACAATTTCCAGAAAATGAATTTTATGTGATACACGCTCATATTCCTACACCGAAGGAAAAACCCTATACGTTTTATCATATCGGAAATATTATGGATCCTAGAAAGAAATTTAGAGATGTTATTCAGGCATTCGCAAGATTAAATGAACCAAATACACGTCTCGTAGTGAAAGCTACTTGTAATCAGTCTGTGCAGATTCAATTTCCAGGGGTTGAAGTTATAAATGATATGTTATCCGATGAAGAAATGGACACTCTCCATAATCGTTGTGATTGCTATGTGAATTTTTCTCATTCTGAAGGTGTGGGTATGGGGGCGGTCGAAGCTGCTATGAGGAACAAACCTGTTATTATAACCAGATATGGGGGTGCTTCAGAATATATAAAAACACCGTACACTATTGACTGTGAACTTCAAGAGTTGGAAAAGGATGATTTTCTCTTCAAAAAAGGCATGAAATGGGGAAACCCAAATTTCGACCAACTCTTGGAATTCATGAGACATGCGTATGACAATAGAGTTCGTCATATGGATCACGAACACACTCAAACTTTAGTAGGACGTGAGAACGTTTTACATGAGTTCATCCTGAATGTAATTGGTGGCGAGGACAATAAGACCGATGAGAATTGTACCACTCATCAATGACCCCTTTTGAGCAATTATGGTCATAACGAGATCATCTAGGGGCTGAAAACCGCTAGGCTTGGTAACAATACGAGGGATGATAACGCCGATGGCGATGTAAAGAGCCATTGCTATTATTACAGGTCTAAGACTTTCTTGGTCTAACATTTATAATAGTCTAGGATTTTATTTCAATCTTTTTTCCGATTTCCTCCTTGTCGATTCTATGCTTTTTGCAAAAATCTCCACATACAGCTTTGAACGAACATGGTTTCCCAGACATCGTCGTCGCTTGACAAATTTTGTGATGTGAACGCTGTGTCACTTGCCTCTCAGGCATCTTGTCGATGACTACGACCTGTCTGTTTTCCTTTTTCTGTTCATGCCTCTTATAAGCCATCTTACACTTCCACGTCGCATCAGCTAGGTGATAACAGCGATCATCAGGTTCGATGATTCTATACATTTTAACCGCGCTGGCAAGGCATTGTTGCCACGTTTCGTCACGAACAACTTCCATTTTTAGAACTTACTTTTTATATTTTTATTTATTACTTAGGTACTGATCAAGCTTCACCACCAATTTCTGCGAGATAAATGTCAACATTTCCCGCAAATTCTGGACAAGTCTCTGTAGTCTTTTTAGTCACCATATCTTG